GGCCTGGATCGGCCAACGCGGTGGACGGTGACGTCCTGGTATGTCCGCCGCCGCGCCACCAAGGCCAAGCTGGAGGCCGTGGTCGGCTGGTCCGACTACCTGGCCAACAAGCAGGGCAACGCCGCCGACTACTACCTGGCCCAGCAGTGGGCCGGAGGCGGACGCAAGCACAAGGCTTTCGAGAACCGCCTGATCCGCGCCGGCCTCATGCCCGCGGGCATGTACGCGGTGCCCGGCCGCGCCGCCGAGGAGCTGAAGATGATCGACGGCCACGGCAACATGAAGGGCAGCGTGCTGGTCGCCATCCTGTCCGCCGTACAGGCGTTCCGCGAATCGGGCTACACCGCCAACGCCTCCACCCGCCAGTCCAAGCGCATGAGCGCCAGCAAGATGGCGGGCAGGCATGTCTACTGGGCCGGCAAGCCTGGCCCCAACACGCCCAACGGCATCTGGGTGCTGGACGAACGCCACCGCAAAGGCCGTGGCCGCCTGCGCCCGGTGATCATCTTCGTGCGGGCGCCGGTCTACCGCGCCAAGCTCAACCTGCAGCGGATTGCAAGTGGCGCCGTGTCCGGCTTCCCGGCCGCGTTCGAGCGCGCCTACGCCGCCGCCCTGGCCACAGCGAGGCGCGCGTGATCGACTACCGCAACCTCGACGACGTCATTTCTCAGATGCGCGCCGCCGGCCTGGTGCTGGAGAGCGTCAAAAACGGCCAGGGCGGTTCGCTTGTCGGGCCGGTGTACGTCGAGGCCACCAAATCCGTCCGCTGCGACACCCTGGACCGCCCGAACAAGCGCAGCGGCGCCTATCGGCTGCACGAGCTGCGGCTCAACGACGGGATATGGCTGGCCGGCGCCTACTGGCTTGACCACGGCAACGCCTACCACAAGATCGAACTGAACAAGGAATGCGCGGAGTGTGGCGCGTCCATGCCGCTGAAGCTCCGCGCCTGCCCGGTGTGCGGGTCCACCAAAAGGCCGAAGTCGCGAGAAGTGCCCAAGGAAGAACTGGAACGCCACCGCCAGCGCATGCTGCAAAACATGCGCCAGGCCAAGGCCGACGAAAGTATCCGACACGACCGCGCCGCGCAATGGGCGTCCACGATCTGGCGGGCCAGCACGCCGGCCACCCTCCAGTCTCACGACTACTTTGGCCGCAAAGGCCTGACGGAAACCTACGGCGCCCGCATCTACCCCGGCAACGACGGCATCATGCTCGAAGGCGCCGAGGAAGACGATTACCGACGCCTGTCCAGATACCAGGGCGCCCTGGTGGTGCCTGTGCAAGACCTGGACGGCAAGGTCTGGGCGCTCCAGTTCATTTTGAGCCGGGAACAGCATGGCGAGCTGATCCGCAAGCTGGAAACCGACAAAATGTTCTGGCCGGCGGGCGCCAACACCGACGGCATGCTGTACGTCCTGGGCGGATCGCCGCAGGGGCTTGGCCTGGTCTGCGAAGGCTTTGCCACGGGTGGCAGTCTGCGCCAGGGCACGGGGCTTTCCGTCGTCCTGGCCTGGAACGCCGGCAACGTGCCCAAGGTCGCCGCCAGACTCAAGAAACGGCACCGCCATGCCCGGCTCCTGATCTGTGCCGACGACGACTGGATCCAGACGTGCTTGCCGTGCGGCAAATACACCCCGGTGGCAAGCGACACCTGCGTCCACTGCGGACAGCCCCACGGCAAGGGCAATGCCGGGGTGCGCTATGCCCGGGAAGCGGCGGCCGTCGATGATGTTGCGTGGATGGTCCCCGTGTTCGCGCAACACAGACCGGACAACCGCAAGGGCCCCACCGATTTCAACGACCTGGCCGCCCTGGAAGGCATCGAGACCGTGCGCCGCCAGGTCGAGGACAAACTCGCGGCCATTGGGTGGGACCGTGCCGCCGCCCCCATCCTGGCGCGGGGCTTACTCCCACAGGGGGGCGGGGATGAAGGTGGCGCCATGCCGTCGCGCATCTCCATTGATGAGGCGGCGGGGCGTTACTGGGGCACCTACGGGCTGGGCGGCGACGTCCTTTTCGACGAAGTGGAGCGTCGCCTGGTCCACAAGAAGGACGTGGTCAACCTGCTTCCGCGCCATGGCTGGGACGCGCTCAAGGACCACCCGGACTGGCGCGTGGCGCGGGACTGGGAGGTGGGCTTCGACCCCACCGAAGCAGATCCGGCCATCCGCTGCAACCTGTTCGGCGGCTGGCCCACGGAGCCACGGGCCGGTGCCTGCGTCCGGCTGCTGGAACTGCTCGAATACCTTTGCATGAACGAGCCTAACGCCGGCGACATCTACCGCTGGATCTTGAAGTGGCTCGCCTACCCGCTCCAGCACCGGGGCGCCAAGATGCACAGCGCCATCGTCGTCCACGGCCCCCAGGGCACCGGCAAAAGCCGTTTTTTCGAGGCCTACGCCCGGATCTTTGGGCCCTACGGCCGGGTCCTCGGCCAGGAAGCTCTGGAAGACAAGTTCAACGCCGACTGGGCCGAGAAAAAGCTGTTCATCCTGGCCGACGAAGTGCTCGCGCGCCAGGACATGTACCACATCAAGAACCGGCTGAAGGGCTTCATCACCGGCGACACCATCCGCGTCAACCCCAAGAACGTCGCCGCCCATAACGAAAAGAACCAGATGAACATCGTGTTCCTGTCCAACGAGCGCCAGCCGCTGGTCCTGGAAAACGACGACCGGCGCCACTGCGTCATCTGGGTGCCGCCCAAGCTGCCGGACGGGTTCTTCGCCGAGGTCAACGCCGAGATCGACGCCGGCGGCATCGCCGCCCTGCATCACCATCTGCTTGAACTGGACCTTGGCGACTTCCGGCCCTGGACAAAGCCCCCCATGACCCGGGCCAAGCAGGATCTGATCGACCTGGGCACCAGCTCGGAGGAACGCTTCCTGCGCGACTGGACCCGGGGCGACGCCGAAAACGGCAAGGGAGACGCCTTGCCCTTCTGCCCCTGCACCGGCTCCCAGCTTTACATCGCCTACGAGCGCTGGTGCGACGCCCACGGCGAACGCAAGCGCGGTCGCAAGGACCTCATCAGCCTGGCCGGCAAACAACCCGGATGGCGGGCCGGCGAAGCGGTGCCCACCTGGTCCACCATGCTCGACCGCGACATCAAAAACCGCAAGATGGTCATCCCGGCCGATTCGGACCTCCAGATCGCCGGCAGCCACCCCGACGCACTGCGGCGGGATCGCTACACCAGCCAGGCCGAGTGGCTTACCGCCTGCTTTTTTGCCTTCGAGGAAGCCCTGGGAGTGGCGCCATGACCCCAAAAACCACGGCAACCACGGCAGAAACCACGGCAGAAACCACGGGTGAAACCCGCATGGATACTCGAAACCACGGCAACCACGGCAGACCCCCTCGTATGTGCGCACGCGCACATGCGCACACACACACCCGCGCGCACACGCACACGCGCACATGCGCACATCTTGCCGTGGTTACCGTGGTTTTAAGTGATATCAAAGACTTACAGAATTTCTGCCGTGGTTTCTGCCGTGGTTTTTGCTCGGCTGCCGTGGTTTTAAGCAAAAAGGACCGGAAATGCTCGACCTGAACCAGATCCGCGCCGACTTCGCCGCCCACCTGGGCACCCACGCCGGCAACCGCCACAGCCTGGATGCCGCGCTGATGCACGTGGTCGAGCGCGCCTACCAGAAAGGATTGTCCGATGCCCTGTCACTGCCCCCAGTGCTCGCCGACACCCCTGCGCACCTGGACGCCGGAATTCCGGATCTGGTGCGAAGCCAAGCGCCTGCTGCGCCTGACGGACGCGGAGCGGGCGGCCTACCTCACGCATCCCCTGGTGATCGCGCGGGCCTCCAGTTTGATGGATGCCATGGACACCATCTGGCGGCGGCGCAGGGATGCTGCTGCAAAGGCGAGGGCTGAGCCATGACCGCCCGCGTCACCCAGGCCGAATTCGCCCGGATCACGGGCGTCAACCGCTCCACCGTCCACCGCTGGATCCAAAACGGCCGCATCGCAGTGGACGCCCAGGGCCTCATCGACCCGGACGCCGCCGCCCGCATGCGCGACGCCACCGAAAGCCCCCTGCCGCACCACCAGGCGCGCAAGGCGCAGTTCGACGAGGCGCGGGCAGGGCAGGGCACCACCCCGGCGGAAAAAACGCAACAGGGCGCAACAGAAGAGCAACAGACCGAGATTCCCAAGGACGTGGTGGCCCACCGCACCAAGCTGGCCATGATGCGCGAGCGGGAGTGGACCGCCACCCAGCGGGAGATCGAAGCCCGCAAGGCCGCCGGCGAACTGTGCGAGGTGTCGCGGGTGCGGGAGGCCTGGCGCTCCGCCTATGTGCTGCTGCGGGCCACGTTGAAGTCCCTGCCGCCCCGGGCCGCGCCGGAGCTGGCGGCGTGCAAGGGCGACGTGGCCGCCATCGAGCACGACCTGGATGCCCAGGTGGACATCGCCCTGCGCGAATGCAGCGAGGCCTTCAACCGCAAGCTGGAAGGCCTGGCCTGATGGGCGCCCTGGAATCCATGCTGTTCGACCCGGGCATGGAAGTCCTGCGTGATGGCGCCCGCGACATGGCGCCGCGCCCCGTGACCGCCGTCTCCGCCTGGGCCGACCGCCACCGCGTCCTCACCAGCGAGGGTAGCGGCGAGCCCGGGGCCTGGCGCACGGATCGCACGCCATACCTGCGCGAAATCATGGACTGCCTGTCGGTATCCAGCACAGTCGAGCGGGTGGTGATGATGTTCGCGTCCCAGATCGGAAAGACCGAGGTGGGCCTAAACTGGGTGGGATACGTCATGGAACACGCCCCGGCGCCAATGCTGGTGGTGGTGCCGTCCCTGGAGGTGCGCAAGAAATGGCACCTGCAGCGCCTGGCGCCCATGCTGCGGGATTCCCCGGCCCTGCGCGAGCTGTTCGGCGACCGCCGCCGCGATGCCGCCAACTCCGAGGACATCAAGACTTTCCCCGGCGGCCTGGTGGTGCTGGCCGGCGCCAACTCCCCCGCGTCTCTGGCCTCCATGCCCATCAAGTACGTGCTGTGCGACGAGGTGGACAGCTACGAGGCCGAGTTCGCGGACGAAGGCGACGCCATGGGCGTCATTACCCAGCGCACCTTCACCTTCCCGCGCCGGAAGATCCTGCTCATCTCCACGCCAAAAAAAGACAAGGGCGAAAGCGTCATTGAGGCCGAGTATGAGAAGACCGACATGCGCGAATTCCACGTGCCCTGTCCGCACTGCGACGAGTACCAGGTGCTGCGCTGGAAGCACGCCAACGGCGCCTATGGCCTCAAGCGCAACGAGGCCACCCGCACCGTGCATTACTACTGCGCCCACTGCGGCGAGCGCATCGAGGAATACGAGAAGCCGCGCATGCTGGCCCGGGGCCGCTGGGTGCCGCGCCACCCGGAGCGCAAGGCCCGGGGCTACCACCTTTCCGCCCTCTACGCCCCCATCGGCCTGGGCCTGACCTGGTCTCAGCTCCTCGACGAATGGAACGAGGCCCAGGGCGAAACCGGCAAGCTGAAGAACTTCATCCAGCTCAAGCTGGGCGAGACATGGGAAAACCGCAAGGAAGGCGCCGACCCGCTGAACATCGTCGCCCGGCTGGAGACCTACCCGGAGCACCCGCCCAAGCGTGTGCGCAGCATCGGCATCGACGTGCAAAAGGACCGCCTGGAGATGAGCGTCTACGACTGGGGCCCGGGCGAGGAATGCTGGGGCATCGACCACGTCATCGTCGATGGCGACGTCATGGGCGACGACGTCTGGGACGAGCTGGCCGAGCACATCCGCGACGCCCGCCCCGACTGCGGCGGCATCGACACCGGCTATGCCGCCGACAAGTGCTACGCCTTCGGCCAGCGCCGCGACATGCAATGGCTCTTGTTGACCAAGGGCGCCAACCACCAGGCCAACACGCCCTTCCTGGAAGACCCGCTCCAGCGCAAGCAGCGCCTGCGCAAGCGGCGGAAAAAAGGCTTCGCCCCCTTCATGATCGGCAACGTCGCCGCCATGGGCCTCATCACCCAGCGCCTCAACCTGCCCGCGCCCGCCGAAGGCGCCAGCCGCCCGGGCTACCTGCATTTCCCCAAGGGCGACCCGGCCTTCGACGATGAGTTCTTCCGCCAGTTGGCCAGCTCCGCCTACCAGGAAGTGAAAAGGAACAAGCGCAGCGTCTTCGAGTGGAAGGAAAAAGCCACCCACCCGCGCAACGAGGCCTTCGACTGCTGGAAGATCGCCCTGGCCGCGGTGCGCCTGTCCGGCAAGTCGCTGGCGGAACAGCCGGCCACGCCGCCCGGCCAACCTGTCATCCGCCGTACCGGCGGACTGGGGAGACGATGATGCCGTCCCTGCGGGAGATGATGCGGTTTCTCTGCCGCTGCGCCGAGCAATCCGGCCACAGCTTCAGCGAGGATCTGGCGGTGGAGCTGGAAAAGCAGTTGATGAAGGAGTTTCCCATGGAGAAGGTCTATATCCCCCGGCCCGACACCTCTAAAAAATCCGCCATCATCGAGGCCGCGAAGCGGCTGCCCTCCGGCGTGGTGGCCCAGCGGTATGGGGTGACCAGGTCGTGGGTGCATCGGGCGACGAAAAAGTCTGGATGAACGCTTCAATTGGGCTTATGCCCGGAAAGGAACGATATGGCACTACTCAAGGCCCCCGGTAAGCAGGCTAAAGAGCTTGCATTGGCACTGGGCTTGCCCAGTGAAACGCGGTGGTTTGAACTTCGCGTGGCATGTGGCGAGGTTGCCACTTTGACCGTAGGCGTGTTGGTGAAAGACAGTAAAACCGGTGCCCTGGCCGAGGTGCTGCGCCGCTTCCGGCTGGAAGAACAAGAGTGAGTGCATCGGGCGACGAAGAAATCTGGATGAACGCACTTAACGTGAAAGTGACCGGCGCTCCGCCAACGGACGCCAGCAAAGGAGATGCCGCATGAGCGACAAAGAACAGCAAACGAAGCCTGATGGCGGAGCGTCCGTGTCGACTGTAGGGTTAGCCGTTACAGCGGATGAGCTGCGCGCGATCTGTGACGCAACCGTGAGACTGACTGAACTACGGCAACGAGGATGCGCGCACCTTTGCATCGAGAACGTGGCACCCGAGATTATGCGAAAGCTTCTTTTCACGCTGAGATTCCACAAGGAAGGGCTGGTGCATTCATCGGACATTTGGAGCACCGGAATGGACGCATACCCGGAGACGGATAACTCAAATTCGACGACATAACCTGTCCGCGAATCTCCCACTTTGTCCGCGAACTTCCCCAATCCCCACTTTCCGCCCACCCAAAAAGTGACCTCCCCCGGCCCAACCAGTTGACGGCCGCTCGCCATGCTGGGAGGCATGGCGATTCCCACCAACGAACCCACCTCTTTGCGCGCGGGCGATACATGGTCCTGGCGGCGCGAGGACTTGAGCGACTACCCGGCCAGCGCCGGGTGGACGCTGAAATACTACTTCCGCAACGCCGCCGCCAAGTTTGATGTCACCGCCTCGGCGGATGGCGACGTCTTCTCGGTCTCCGTGGCCAAGGACAGCACCGGCAAGACGCCCGGGTGGTATGACTGGATCGCGGTGGTGGAATCCACCACCGAGCGGCATGAGGTGGATGCCGGCCGGCTGGAGGTGCTGCCCAACCTGGCCACCGATGTGGTCTACGACGCCCGCAGCTTCGCCCGCAAGATGCTGGAGTACGTGGAAGCGGCGCTGCTCAACCGCGCCACCGCCGACCAGCTTGACCTGGTGAACGCCGCCCTGGCCGACCGCAGCCTGGGCCGCGACAAGTCGGCGCTGATGACCCTGCGCGCCCAGTTCCGCCAGGAAGTCCAGGCCGAGGACAACCGCGAGCGCGTCCGCAACGGCGGCGCCGCGCGCAACCGCCTGGTCATGGTGGGCTGACATGCATCCCAGCGCCGCCGACCCCATCCGCCTCGACGAAGTCACCCTCGGCCCCGTCCGCGTGGTCGGCAAGGCCAAACCCCGGGCCGACGCGCCGCGCATCCGCGCCTGGGAGTCCGTGCAGCGCAAGGCCGCCCAGCCGCCCCGGGTGCTCAAGTCCATCCGCGCCGCCGGCGACTACGACGCCGGCAACGTCCATCGCACCAATGCCCTGTGGGCCGCCTCCACCTCCGACGCCAACCGCGCCTTGCGCTACGGCCTGACCACCATGCGCGGCCGGGCACGGGATCTGGAGCGTAACGACCCTTATGCCAAAAAGTTCCTCGAACTGGTCGAGACCAACATCGTCGGCCCAGAGGGCATCGCCTTCCAGTCCCGGGTCAACGACTACCGGCCGGACGGCACCATCGTCCCGGACAACGCCGCCAACAAGATCATCGAGCGCGAGTGGGCCGCCTTCGGCCTGCCGGGCAACTTCGACGCCACCGCCACCCTGAGCCGCGCCGCCTTCGAGCGCCTATTCGCCCGCACCGTGGCCCGCGACGGCGAGGTGCTGGTCAAGCGCATTGGCGACAAGGCCAGCCGCTGGGGCCGGCGCTATCAAATCCTGGAATCCGACTGGCTGGACGAGACCTACAACGAAGAACGCCCGGACGGCACCCGCGTCGTCATGGGCGTCGAGCTTTCCGCCGAAGGCCGCGCCGTGGCCTACTGGCTGCGCGCCCGCCACCCCGGTGACGCTTTGCGCGCCGGCAATGCCGAGCGCATCCGCTACGGCGCCGACCAGGTTAAGCTGTACTTCCTTCCCACCCGCCCCGGTCAGGTGCGCGGCGTGCCCTGGATGCACGCCGCCATGTCGCGCCTGTACCAGTTGGGCGAGTTCGACGAATCGGCCCTCATCGCCGCCCGCCTGGGCGCGGACAAGACCATGCTGCTGGAAGATCCGGAAGGCATGGTCAAGGAAATGGCCGACGGCGCCCTGCCCGGCGAGGACGGCAGCACCGACATGGACGACGCCCGCTCCGGCGCCCTGTTCTTCCAGAGCCAGAAGGGCAGCATCGACATCCTGCCACGCGGCGCCAAGGTGGCCAACTGGGACCCGAACTACCCCTCCGACACCTACGGCCCCTTTGTCCTCGCCGCTTTGCGCGGCGTCTCTTCCGGCTTCGGCACCAGCTACGAGTCCGTGTCCAACGACCGGTCCGGCGTCACCTGGACCTCCATCCGTCATGCCGTTCTGGACGAGCGGGACCATTGGAAAGTGCTGCAAAACTGGATGGTCTCCACCCTGTGCCAGGACCTCTTCGCCGACTGGCTGATGGTCTCGCTGCTGGCGCCCACCAAGCCGCTCAACTACCTGCCCGCCGGCAAGTATGACAAGTTCCTTTCCCCCAGTTTCACCGCCCGGCGCTGGGACTGGGTCAACCCCAAGGACGACATCGAGGCCAAGGTCGCCGCCATCAAGAACCGCCTCACCAGCCACCGCCGTGTGCTGGCCGAGCAGGGCGTGGACCTGGAAGACCTGCTCCTGGAGATCCAGCAGGACCGCGAGCTGGCCGCCCAGTACAACGTGGACCTGGACGCCGCCGTCTCCGACCAGGCCCCGGCCGCGCCGGTGGAGCCGCCCGACGAACCCACGCCCGGCGCGCTGCTCACCGCCGCCCTCATCAAGGCCATGGAGCGCCCGCCCCAGGCCCAGGCTGCCGCGCCCGTCACCGTCAACGCGCCGGTCACCGTCAACACGCCGGACGTGCGCGTGGAAAACCACCTCCCCGAGCAGCCCGCGCCCACGGTCCACGTGGAAAACCACCTCCCCGAGCAACCCGCGCCAACGGTCCACGTCGCCGCCCCCGCCGTGGATGTCCACGTCGAAGCCGCCATGCCGGAACAGCCCGCGCCGGTGGTCAACGTCACCGTCGAGACCCCGGACACGCTGGCAATCACCGCCCTGCCGGAACGCCTCACCACCTCCACCATCACCCGCGACGCCGCCGGCAACATCACCCAAAGCACCCAGCGCGAGCGCGACGCATAACCGCAAGGAGCCGCCATGGCCGCATTCACCAAGCTGAACGGGTTCGTCGAGCACAAGAACCACGGCGTCCACAATTTCAGTAGCCATCAACTGATCGTTGCCCTGTCAAACACCGCCCCCGGAAGCGAGAGCACGCCGCCCACCGGGGCCGCTTCGGCGTGCGTGCTGGCGAATGTGACGCAAATCAGCTACGCCAACCTGTCCAGCCGAAACATCACCACCAGCAGCAGCGGCCAGACATCCGGCACCTACAAGCTCGTGCTGGCTGACCTCACGTTGACCGCCACTGGCACGGTGGGGCCTTTCCGCTATGTGTACATTTGCAACGACACGCCCACGTCTCCCGCTGATCCCCTGATCGGTTATTACGACTACGGCTCCAGCATCACGATGGCGAGCGGCTACACCTTCACCATCGACTTCGACGGCACCAACGGCTTCATGACCGACGCCTGATATGGCTTTCCCGACTGGCTGGACCCTGCGCGGGTCCATCAACATCCCGGCCAGCCAGATTTCAGGCACCGGCACCCTCACGGACTTCCCGGCGTTCCTCGATGGCACGGCGTTGAGCCCCACCGGGGTGTTCGACGCCTCCACGGGCTGCCGCTTCGACGCGGGTGATCTTCGCATCACGTCAGACCAGGCCGGAACCACCCAGCTTCCCATGGACGTGGCGTGGTTCGACAAGACCAACAGCAAGGCCAGCATCCACGTCAAAGCCTCGCTGGACGGCACCAACGGCACCACGCTTTACCTCTGGTGGATCGGCCCATCGTCCACCGAAGTCCAGCCATCCCGGGATAGCACCTATGGCGGCGAGGCGGTGTGGACTGATTATGAGGGTGCATGGTTGCTTTACGGCGACGCGCCGACCATGGACCGGACGGCGCAGAACCGGCACCACTACTACGGCTATTTGGAGCGCACCGGCCGGAGCTACGTCGAGGCGGCATCCAAGGCCACCAAGTACGTGAGCCACCCGAGCATGATCCGGCTGGCGAACAAGACCGTGCTGCTGGCCTACCGGGACAACGCGGACATCCACGGCGATGACGTGGACGGCTACATCACCATCCAGAGTTCAACGGATGGGATCACGTGGTCCGCACTGAGTACTGTGGGGGCCAGCGATTTGACCTACGACTACCGCGATCCCAACCTTTACCAGGACGATGACGGAAGCGGGACGGTTTATCTGGTGGTCACCCTGGCGAACCCATCCGGCTCGACGGGCAGCAACCGCACCATCAAGTATTTCCGCAGCACCGACAACGGCGCGACCTGGGACAGCGGCACCACTTTGACCGCCACCAACGGCCAAGGCCGGGGCAAGCCCCTGCGACTGGAATCCGGCCTGATCGCGGTGCCGTGGTACGAGATCGACAGCAGCGCGCAGCAACGCCCCAAACTCACCACGATCAACCCGGCGGACCAGACCAAGACGGATTACACCGTCAATGCGACGTGGAACTCCTACAACGAGTGGACGCTGACCGAGGACACCAGCACCAACCCCAACACGGTGCGCGGCTACTTCCGTTCGGTCTCCGCCGATAACGTCTACACCTCCACCGCTTCGGTGGATGCGTTGGGCACCTGGGGCACGTTCACCAGTTTGATTACCACCTCGGACAAGGCACCGCCCGAGGCGCAGCGCATCAGCACGGGCGACATACTGATCGCCTTTTCCTACGAGCGGGCCATCACGCCGCTGAACGGCGCGGGCGTCAACGTCCAGGTTCGCCGGTCCACCGACAATGGCGCGAGCGTCACAACCACGGATTTCGGGTATCTGGTGGTGGAGGACGAGCCCATCGCATCCGGCGCGGGCTACTACCCCACCTTTTGCGAAATGGATTCCGGGCGGTTCCTGTGGGCGATCTACGCGGACACGGTGAACAACGTCTACCCGTCCAAGATCATAACCGGCACCTTCCGCCTAGACGCGGACGGCAAGCTTACCGGATGGACGAACACGGGCGCGGTGCCCATCCAGGGCAGCAATACAGGCGGCACCAACTTCATCGCCGACACCAACTACACCGCGCGCCAAGCGGACGCCACCAACCCGCTCAACTACCCGCACCAGTACGCCACGTTCACCATGGGCGCTCTGGTCAAGCTTGACAACTACACGGCAGCGGGATCGCAGGGCATCATCTCCACTGCGGCGGCTTCGGCGGACAAGGGTTTTTTGTTTGACTACGAAGGCACCAATGACCAGATCCGCGTGAGCCGTTACCTGGGCGGCTCCAGCGTCGTCCACACGTCAAACAATAACGCCATCGCGGACAACAATTACCACGTGGTTCATGCCTCCATCTCGGCAGGCGCGCCCACCTTCTACGTGGACGGGACCAGCAAGGGCGGTAGCGGCACCGGCACCGGCACCACCACGGGCAACGCCACCCGGGCGACCAACATTGGCCGCTACAACCACAGCACGCCGGGCGGGTTCCTGGATGGTCGGATCGGCTGGGTGTACTGCCGTAAGTCGGCCATCTCGTCGGATTGGGCCAAGACCGAGGCGGACAACTGGGCCGCGCCCGCCATCTTCGCTGTGGGCGGCAAGGTTTACACGTTGACGGCAGACACCGCCAGTTATACGACGACCGGCAATGATGCCGCGCTGACGTTGCATCGCACCCTTAGCGCGGGAACAGGCGCATTCAGCACAACATTCAGCGCCGCCGCGTTGAATATCGGTCGCCTTCTGACTGCGAACAGCGCCAGCTATTCAACCAGTTTTGCCGACGCCGGGTTGACCTATACCCCGGCTGGCACGGTTGCCTATAGCCTGCTGGCCGAGCCAGTGGCGTATTCCACCAATTTCAGCGCCTCCGCCCTGACCTACACGGGCGATGTGACGCTGACTCAAGCGGACCTTGACGCCATCGCCGCCTCCGTGTGGTCCTCCGTTGAGGCCGTGTCCGCCCATGCCAAGCTCGACGCCATCCTGGCCCGCCTGACATGCTGAACGCCGCCACCCTCGCGGCCATCGCCGCCGCCTGCTGGGCGCATCCGCAGGGTGTGGCCTACCTCGCCAAGATCGCCCAGATCGAATCCGCCGCCATCACCTGCGGCAACCCCTGCTGCGCCCGGCCCGGCGCCGCCATCCCTTACGCCCCGCGCCACGTCTCTCCCAGGCCGCGCAAGAAACACCCCGTCGAGACCGACGAGGCCCTGCTCCTGGCCGGCCTGATCTGAGCGGCAAAAAGTGACCTCCCCCGGCCCAACCAGTTGACGCCCGCTCGCCATGCTGGGAGGCATGGAAAACCCCCGCACCCGTTCCCGTCTCCCGGAGACCCCATGAGCACCAAGTGGTATGACATCAAGGCCCGGAGCAAGGGCGACAAGAAGACCGCCGAGATCTTCGTCTATGGCGACATCGGCGAATCCTGGTGGGGCGAGACCGTCACCGCCGCCGATTTCGTCAAGGAAGTGTCCGCCCTGGACGTGGACGAAATCACCGTGCGGATCAACAGCTACGGCGGCAGCGTCACCGACGGCCTGGCCATCTACAACGCGCTCAAGCGGCACAAGGCCCGCGTCACCACGGCCATCGACGGCGCCGCCTACTCCATCGCCTCGCTCATCGCCATGGCTGGCGACGAGGTGGAGATGGCGGAAAACGCCATGCTGATGATCCACGCCCCCTGGGGCGGCGTCATGGGCAACGCCGCCGCCCTGCGCGACTACGCCGACCTGCTCGACAAGATGGCCGGCGCCATGGCCTCCAGCTACGCCCAGCGCAGCGGCCAAAGTTTGGACAACATCCTGGCCCTGCTTACCGACGGCGCCGACCACTGGTTCACCGCCGACGAGGCCCTGGCCGCCGGATTCGCCACCCAGATCACCACCGCCCTGGCCATCGCCGCCAGCGCGTCCGAAATCGCCCGGCCCGAGTTCTGGGCCGCGCGCAAAGCCTCCGCGCCCCAGACCCGGGAAACGGACCTACCCGTGGCCGTCGCCACTTCCACTCCGAAAGGAACCGCAATGCCCGACGTCAACACCCCGGCGGCCGTCGAAAACGAATCCGCCATCCGCGCCAAGATTTTGGCCCAGAATGCAGCCCTGCTGGACATCGGCCGCGCCTACGCCAAGTTTGGCGGCGAAGCCCTGGCCATGCAGGCCGTCTCCGAAGGCTGGAGCGAGGACGTGCTCAAGTCCAAGCTGCTGGCCGCCGCCGACACCGGCCCCGCCCATGCCGCCTACGGCCAGGGCGCCCGCGCCAGCGAGAACCACAACCCCCGCACCGCCGGCTTCGCCTCCTTTGGCGACTTCGCCCGCGCCGTGCATGCCTCCGCCCTGCGGCCCCAGCACACCGACCTGCGCCTGGGTGGCGCCAGCGAAGGCTTCAAGGCCGCCGCCACCACCTACGGCAACGAGGGCACCGGCTCCGAGGGAGGCTTCGCCGTCCCGCCCGAGTATTCCGACCGCATCACCAGCCTGGTGACCGCCGAGGAATCCATCCTCGGCATGTGCGACTCGATGCCCACCAACTCCAACCGCGTCATCCTGCCCACCGACGAAGACGCCGCCTGGAACGCCTCCAGCGGCATCATCGTATACTGGGGCGGCGAGGGCGCCACCATGACCCCCAGCAAGCCGGCGCTCAAGGAACTGCAGGTGCCGCTGCACAAACTGCATGCCCTGGTGCCCGTCACCGACGAGCTGCTGGAAGACGCGCCCCTCATGGAACGCTTCCTGAACGACAAGTCCGCCGACAAGATCAACTTCGCCGTGACGAACGCGATCCTCAACGGCAACGCCGTCAGCAAGCCGCAGGGCATCCTGAGCGCCGCCTGTCTGGTGTCTGTCGCCAAGGAATCCGGCCAGGCCGCCGACACAATCGTGGGCAACAACATCCTGAAGATGTACTCCCGCCAGCTCAACCCCGGCCGCTCCGTCTGGCTGGTGAACTCCGACACCCTGCAGATGCTGCTGTCCATGAACATCGAGTTCAAGAGCAGCGCCGGCGCCGCCATCGCCGCCGGGACGCGGTTCCCCACCATTACCATGCCGGGCGAAAACGGCCAGACCTTCGCCACCATCATGGGCCGCCCCGTGATCGTCACCGAGGCCTGCGCCACCCTGGGCGATATGGGCGACGTCATCTTCGCCGACCTGGCCGGCGGCTACTTCGCCCCGTACAAGGCCGGCGGCATCCAGAGCGCCATGTCGATGCACCTCTACTTCGACCAGGGCCTCAACGCCTTCCGCTGGACCTTCCGCGTGGGCGGCCAGCCCTGGCTGTCCGCCGCCGTCACCCCGGCCAGCGGGTCCACCAACACCAAGTCCAGCATGGTCGCCCTGGCCACCCGCTAACCCCCAGCCGGGCCGCTTGTTGTCTGGCGAGCGGCCCTGACGGAAACCCGGAAAGGAAACGCAAATGCCCACCCAACACCTGCACGAAAACGTCCGCACCGCCGTCGGTGTGGCCCCCGTCGCCATCGGCACCACCGGCACCGGCCAGGTCGGCAAGGTCATCGACCGCGCCGGCTACAGCGGCGTCGAGTTCGTGGTCGCCTACGGCACCATCACCAGCACCGCCGCCGTCTACACCGTCACCGTCAAGGAAGGCGACGCCACCGGCTCCATGACCTCCGTGGCCGATGCCGACCTGGTCGGCACCGAGGCCCTGGCGGGCCTGGCCGCCGGCGCCCGCACCTCCGGCACCGGCAAGAACGTCACCAAGCGCATCGGCTACAAGGGCAAGAAGCGCTATGTGCAGTGCGGCGTCAAGTCCACCGCAACGGCCGGCACCCTGGTCAGCGTCACGGCGGTGCTGCACAGCCCGCTGGTCGCACCCACGTCCAACCCGTAACACCGTTGGCGGGGTCATGCGCTCCCCAACGGGAGCGCATCGCCACGCCAAAGGAGACCCAATGCACGTCGCCATTCTCGGCCTCGGCCCTTCCCTGGAAATGTTCGTCAACGTCGCCAAGCGCCTTGGCGGCGTCCACGCCTATTGCGACGAGGTGTGGGGCATCAACGCCGTGGGCGGCGTCATCCAGTGCGACAAGATCTTCCACATGGACGACGTGCGCATCCAGGCCATCCGCGCCGCCGCCGCGCCGGACAGCAACATCGCCAACATGCTCAAGTGGCTCAAGACCACGCGCACACCGGTCATCACCAGCCGGCCCCATCCAGACTATCCGGCCCTGGAAGCCTTCCCGCTGCAGGAGGTCATGGACCACCTGCGCTACGACTACTTCAACAACACCGCCGCCTACGCCCTGGCCTATGCCATCCACATCGGCGTTGACAAGGTGAGCCTGTACGGCTGCGACTACACCTACCCCAACGCACACGATGCGGAAAAGGGCCGGGGCTGCCTGGAATTCTGGCTGGGCCAGGCCGCCGCGCGCGGCATCGCCATTGCCCTGCCCAAGAACACCAGCTTGATGGACGCCCTCAACACCCAGCAGGAGCGCCTCTACGGCTACGACACCCTGGACATCGCCATGGACGTGGACGCGGACAACCGCATCCGCGTCACGCAGACCCCCCACGAGCGGCGCATGAGCGCCGACGAACTGGAGGCGCGCTACGACCACGGCGTCCACCCCAATGCACTGGTAACCGGAGACTGACATGGCAGCACAAGATCCCAACCATCGCGGCATCATGGTGGACGACCTGGCGCGCGGCCGCCGCCCGCTTGGCAGTTTGGGCGGCGTGGCGGAATTCGCGGTGGATGACAACGGCAATGTGACGGGGTTGGTGGGGCCGGATACTAAGACATTGCCTATCAAGTTTGGAAATCCATCCCCCCGCCCGACATTGCTATGTTTTGGCAACTCAATTGCCGGGCAGAATTCAAGGCTTGCTGCGGCATATACCACCACAGCAACAGCGGTTGCTGTTCGCGCCGGAGCTAACCAAATTACCCTTGTTGCTGGTGGGGTAGCCGCTCTAGGTCTGGTGGTTAATGACTATATTGCCGTAGCATTAAAAGACCAATCATTGTGGGTTGTTCAAGTTACGGGGATTGCTGGCGAAGTCCTTACGCTGGCAAATAGGGTTCCTACACTATTGCGAGATGTGGGTGCGGGAGTCAATAAGGTTACTGCACCTGTTTTTTGGTCTAGCAATCAGAGGCTAGGGCTAGGGTTTGTGAACGTCGCTAACGCGCTGTTGGGAGGTCCGTGTCACATATTGCAGGGATACGGATATGGGTCAGGTTACGCAAGAAACTGTTTAAATGATCTTCCTATTGCGTTAAAGCAATGGAATCCGAACTATGTGTTTTTTATTCTTCTTGAAAACGATGTAGTAGGCAGTTCGTCCTATCAACGCCTTGTGGATGACATCAACTTCGCGGCTCGCACTTGCTTGAACGCTGGCGCAGTTCCTATTTTTGAATACTGCCTACCAAGTAATTCAATTACTGCCGGAGCAAGAGCAACGGTATTTGATCAAATTAACAGTTACCTTGGTTCGATATCAACGACAATTCCGGGAGCATATTCAATCAATCACGGGGCGCTTTATCTCGACCCAGCCAAGCCAACATTAAGGACGCCTTTGGCCGGGTGGACTGATGGCGTACATCCGAACGGAGCCTATCAACTTGCCATAGCACAGGCAAAGCTATCGGAAATGCAGGCCATTATAGGTCGCAGGGATACGCCTTTCGGTCTGTTCGGAGTCAACCCGCGATTGACAGGAACCGCTGGGACGAAAACAGGGACAGGCACATTCCTTGGTTCGTCTGTCGCGCCAGACAACACTACAATTACGTTGCTTGGTGCAGGGGTTCGCGCTACAACACTAAAGAATTCAAGCGACGAACTGATGGTAGATTTCACTATTACCGGGGCGTCAGACATAACTGCAACGCAGCTTCAAATCTCGCAGACTATTAGCGGGACAACAGAGACGCTAACGATGTCCCCCTCCACTTGGGTTAAAGCGGTTGTTCGTCTCCGGGTTACGGATATGCAAAGAGTCTCTATGCCTAACCTTACTATTACGTTTGGCGGCGTAAACGGAGATGTTCGCGGGGCTGGTGATTTTACTAAGCTGACAACGCTATCAAATAGTCTGTTGGTTCTTGAAACTCAGGCTATTCCATTGCGTGACCCGGCGGCTTCGTCAATATCAATTCAATTTAATCTACGTCCAGAAACGCTTGCGGATGGGAGTGTCGTGCATTTTAGCGGAGTGATTGAGGAATTCGGGTATGAAGTCACAAACGCAAAAGATATTGAATATACCTACTAAATTCTGACCAGATAAACCATCCGCAGAGAGGCACCGAGCGCCGGGCAACCGCTCCTGTAGCCGCCTCCCGCCACCACAAAAAGTGACCTCCCCCGGCCCAACCAGTTGACGCCGGGGCGCCATGCTGGGAGGCATGGCAAACCCGTTTGATTCCATCGAAACCAGCCTCAACGCCGTCGCGGTCGGCGCGTTGGGCAATGCCGCCATGACCTGGGGATCCGCCAGCGTGGCGGTGGTGTTCGACGCCGCCTATCTAGACACCGCCGGCATGGCCAACAGCCGGCCCCAGGCCAGGTGCCTGGCCGCCGATGTGGCCGCCATGAGCCCGGGCGCCAGCGTCTCCATTGAATCCGTCGCCTACACCGTCCAGGCCATCGAGCCCGACGGCCTGGGCATGGCAAACCTGATCCTGCGTCGCGCCTGACATGGCCCACCACGTCCACCGCCAGATCCGCGAAGCCGCCGCCGCCGCCCTCGCCGGGCTGGCCAGCACCGGCGCCAACGTCTTCGCCAACCGCCTGTATCCGCTGCCCGCCGCCGCCCTGCCGGCCCTGCGCGTCAGCCTGGACGACGAGCAGGCCGAGCCGGTCAGCGTCCACGCCCCCGTCATCCTTCAGCGCACCGCCGTGCTGGTGGTGGAGTGCTGCGCCCAGGCCGACGACGACAGCCTGGACGATACCTGCGACCAGATGGCCAAGGAGGTGGAGACCACCCTGGCCGCCGGACTCACCGTGGCCGGCCACCACCTGGACGCCCTGTTCGCCGGCAGCCGCTTCGACGACGAGGCCGCCGGCCTGGATGCCGCCGTCAAGCGCCTGGAATTCCGCATCGAGTTTTTCACCCCGGCCAACGCGCCGGACACCCTGACCTGAAAGGACCCACACCATGGCCGTCACCAAATGGAGCAACGTGGCAATCGCCATGCAGTCCGCGCTTGCCGCCGCCAAGACCCTTACCGCGATCACCAAGGCCTCGCCCGGCGTGGTCTCCTCCACCGCCCACGGCTACTCCAACGGCGATTTCGTTTACCTGGACGTCCAGGGCATGTGGCAACTTCACGGCCGCGTCTTCCGCGTCGCCAGCGTCGCCACCGACACCTTCCAGCTTGAGGACGTGAGCGGCGGCACCGGCCTGTCCACCGCCGCCTTCGACACTTTCACCAGCGGCTCCGCCTACAAGATCACCTTCGGCACCTCGATCACCACGGCCACCAGCATGAACGTGAGCGGCGGCGACTACAGCATGATCGACACCACCACGATCCACGGCAACCAGAAGTCCGAGGTGCCCGGCCTGCCGAACTCGCTCTCGATGACGTTCGACAACCTGTGGGATCCCACCGACGCCGGCCAGGCCGCCATGAAGTCCGCCTCCGACGCCCAGGCCATCCGCGCCTTCAAGTTCACCTTCGGCACCGGCGGCAAGATCATGGTGTTCGCCGGCTATGTCGGCTTCGCCGGCGCCCCGGCCGGCAGCGCCCAGGACAAGGTCACGTCCCAGGCCGTCATCACCGCCCACGGCACCCCGACCTACTACAGCGCCTGACCATGGCCGCCTCCCTGGTTGACAAGCTCCGCGCCGCCCGCCGCTTCCAGGTCACGGAAGCCGGGCACGCCTACACCCTGCGCCGGCCCACCGACGCCGAGGTGGCCGAGATGCGCCGCGCCGGCGACGTCTCCGCCCTGGACCTGGTGCGCCGCTACGTGGTGGGCTGGGACCACACCGAGCTGTCCCTGGGCCTGCCCGGCGGCGGCCCGGAACCGGCGACGTTCGACGCGGATTTGTGGGCGGAATGGGTGGCCGACCAGCCGGCCCTGTGGGCGCCGCTTTCCACGGCCATCCTCGATGCCTACTCGCGCCATGACGAGGCCCGGAGCAGCGCCGAAAAAAACTGATTGCCTGGCTGGAGCAGCGCAACCTGCCGCTCCCGCCAGGCCCGCCGCCAACCGACGCCGCGCCCGCCATCCGCGCCTGGAACCTGATGGGCGGCCTGGACTGGGCCGCCCTGCCGGTGGTGGTGGAACTGATAGGAGTGGATGACGTGGACCTGCTGATCCATCAACTCGTCGCCCTGCGCGACCACGGCCGGAGCGACTGATGGCCAACGCCGCCATCATCCTCACGGCCACGGACAAGACCCAGGCCGCGTTCAACAACGCCCAGCGGAACCTGGACGCGCTCACCGGCGCCGCCTCCCGGTTCAACGCCGCCCTGGCCGGCGTCGGCCTGGGGGTGTCTCTCCAGGCCATCGGCCAGATGGCGGACGATTACGCCAGCCTGCAGGCCCGCCTAAAACTGGCGAGCCGGTCTGCGGAAGAATTCGCCGCCGCCAATGAGGCCGTCCAGCGCATCGCCGCCGCCAGCTCGGCGCCCCTGCTGGAGACCGCCACCCTCTACACGCGCATCGCCTCCAGTCTCAAGGACACCAGCGTCAGCCAGGCGGAGATGGTTGGAACCACCGAGGCGGTGGCCCTGTCCCTGCGCATCTCCGGCGCCAGCGCGGCCGAGGCCTCGTCCGCCATGCTCCAGTTCAGCCAGGCCGTCGCCAGCGGCGTGCTGCGGGGCGAGGAATTCAACGCGGTCAACGAATCCGCGCCCCGGCTCATGCAGGCCCTGGCCAAGTCCCTGGGCGTGAGCGTGGGCGCCCTGCGCGACATGGCCAAGGAAGGCCAGCTCACCCGCGACGTGCTGATCAACGGCCTGGCCCGGCAACTGCCCGAGCTGCGCCGGGAGGCCGAATCGCTGCCAAAGACCTTGGGCGCCACGTTCACCGACCTGAACAACAAGCTGCTGCTCACGGTGGGGCAGATCGACAAGATCACCGGCGCCAGCAATGGGTTGGCCCAGGCCTTCGACAAGATCGGCAAGCCGCTGATCCTCACCACGTTCCAGACCCTGGGCGTGGTGGGCGCCAACGTGGCCTATGTGTTCAACCAGGTCGGCAAGGAGATCGGCGGCATCGCCGCCCAACTCGCCGCGCTGGCCACGGGCAATTTCCGCGAAGCCGGGATCATCGGCGACATCATGAAGCGCGACGCCGCGCTGGCCCGCAAGGAACTGGACGACATCGAGCGGCGCATCATGGGCCTGGGCGGCAAGACCCAGGCCGCCGCCGCCGCCGCCGGGAAAGCCGCGTCCGAGCGGATTCCGCTGCCAACCGCGAAAACCGGCAAAAGCGGCAAGACCGCCAAGACCAAGGAAAACCCGCTTACCACCCAAAGTAAGGCCGACGCGCTGCGCGATTACCAGCTTTATGATCTGCCAGCATTCGAGGCAGAAGCCGCCGAATTTGAGGCCATTATCAAGAGATCGGTGGATGACGCCAATGAACAATTCCGCATGATCGACGGCCCCGCTTTCGACGCGGAGGGTGATACGGCAGACCGGCTGCGCGCCATGCGCGAGCAATATATCGACCTGATCGACCCGGTTGAAAAGTACCGCCGCAAGCTGGACGAGATCGCCCAGCTTCAGGAGGCGGGGTTGCTCACCAAGGAGCAGGCCACCGAAGCCACCTACGCCATCAACGAGCAGATCGACGGACTCAACCAGGTCAACGACACCCTGCGCGAGCAGAAGTCCATCGCCGACGAACTGGGCCTCACATTCTCTTCGGCGTTCGAGGACGCGGTCATCGGCGGCAAAAGCTTCAGCGAGGTGCTGAAGGGCATCGAGAAGGACATCGCCCGGATCATCATCCGCAAGAGCGTCACCGAGCCCCTGGGCAATGCCATCTCCGGCATCTTCAGCGGCATCAACTGGGGCAATATTTTCGGATTTGGCGGCGGCAAGGCCAGCGGCGGCGCCGTCTATCCCGGCCAGTACTACGTGGTCGGCGAGAAAGGCCCCGAGGTTCTGCTGCCCAACACCGCCGGCACGGTGGTGCCCAACAACGCCCTGGGCGGCGGCGTCACCATCGTGCAAAACATCTCGGTGGACTCCCGCTCCGACCGTGCCTCCATCCTGGCCGCCATGAGCCAGGCCAAGGACATGGCCAAGGCCGAGATCCTCAACTCCATGCAGCGGGGCGGCACCTACGCCCGCGCCACCGGGCGGGCCTGACATGACCACGCTGACCTTCCCCACCCTGGGCCGCGAGGGGCCCACCACGTTCATGTGGCGGAAACTCTCCAACACCCAGACCTTTGAATCTCCCCTTACCCGGGGCGTGCAAACCCTGGCATTGCCGGGTGCCCGCTGGGCCTGCACCGCCACCTGGGCCAGCCTGCAAAGCGAGGACCGCGCCAAGCTGCTGGCCTTCCTGGCCAGCCTGCGCGGCACGGCGGGCCGCTTCTACCTGGGCAACCTGGGCCTGCGCGCGCCGCGCGGCACCGCCCTGGGCACGCCACTGGTGGCCGGCGCCAGCCAGACCGGCGCCACTCTGGCCACCGACGGCTGGACGCCTGGCGCCACCCTGCTGGCGGGCGATTTCATCGGCATCAACGGCGGCGCCGAGCTGCGCCTGGTGACCACCGACGCCACGGCCAACGGCGCCGGCGCCATGAGCCTGAGCCTGGACGAGCCCATCAGGACTTCGCCCGCCGACAACAGCGCCATCGTCACCACGTCGCCCACCTGCATCATGCGGCTGGCGTCGGACGAGATCGCCGCCGACTACCAGGCCGGGCGCTTTTCCAGCTTTACCCTGGAAGCCGTGGAGACCTTTGCATGAGCCGCGCCTTGACCACCGCCGTATCCACCGCCCTGGCGGCTGAGATCGTGCCCTGCCTGCTGCTGGTGGAACTGGACTGGCCCTCCGGTGCGGTGCGGGTAAACAACTCCGCCGTTACGTTCGCATGGAACGGCCACGACTGGCTGGGCCTGGCCGAGTTGGGCAGCGTGGACGCCATCAGCGAGAACGCCGACATGGAGATGAGCGGCGTGCGCCTGACCCTCACCGGCATCCCATCCGCCATGATCTCGCGCGTGCTGGGCGAGCATTACCAGGGCCGGGACTGCAACATCTGGATGGCGCCCCTCGATGAGAACTATGCCGTCCTGGCCGACCCCGTGCTGGTCTTCCCCGGGCGCATCGACACCGCCGTCATCACCCTGGGCGAGAGCGCCAGCATCCAGATCAGCGCCGAAAACAAGATGGCCGACTGGGAACGCGCCCGGGTGCGCCGGTACACCCATGAGGACCAGATCGCCGAATACCCCGCCGACAAGGGGCTGGAGTTCGTGCCCCAGATGGTGGAAAAAGTGTTGGTCTGGGGGCGCTCATGATCCGCCGCGAGGACTGGCCCGAGGCCTTGCACGCTTTGGTTGACATGCGCGCAGGCATGCCCTTCGCCTGGGGCTATCAGGACTGCTGCGCCTTCGCCGCCGCCGCCGTGGAAGCCATGACCGGCATCGACCCCATGGCTGATCTGCGCGGCTACCACAGCCGCGAGACCGCCGACGCCATCCTGGCGGAGCATGGCGGCCTGGAGGCCGCCGTCACCGCCCGCCTGGGCGAGCCGGTGGGAACGGCTCTGGCCCGACGTGGGGATGTGGTGCTGGTGGATGTGGCCCAAGTCTCGGCCCTGGGCATCTGTTTGGGAGATTTCGCCGCCGCGCCCGGGCCACGTGGCCTGGAATGGGTAAACCGCGCATTTTGGCGGGCCGCCTGGAGGGTTGGCTGATGCCTCAGATCATCGTCGCCGCCGCCGCCAGTGCCGCCGGTGGCGCCGTGGCCGGCGCCCTGGGCCTGACCGTCGGCTCCATCGCCTATGGCGTGGTCTCCGGACTCACCGCCGCCGTGGTGGGCACCGCCCTGGGGTCCGCCCTGGGCCTCAACAAGCCGCCCAAGGCCAACAAGTTCACCGCCGCCGCCCAAGACCGGCAGCAGATGATCCGCTCCGCCGTGGCCACCCGCCAGGTGGTCTACGGCCTGGCCATGATGTCCGGGCCCATCGTCTTTGCGGCCAGCACCGGCTCGGAAAACCAGTATCTCCATGTGGTCGTCCCCCTGGCCCACGGCGAAAGCGAAGAGATCGTCAGCGTCCAGTTCGGCGACGATACCGTGGGCACCCTGGATGGATCCGGCAATGTCACCTCGGGCCGCTTCTCCGGGAAGATGCGCATCAAGAAGCACCTGGGCGCCAGCAGCCAGACCGCCGACTCCGATCTGGTGGCCGAGGTGGCGGACTGGACCACCGACCACCGGCTCCAGGGCATTACCTACCTCTACGTCCGGCTTCAGTACGACACCAGCGTCTATCCCTACGGCCTGGAAAACATCAAGGCCAAGGTCAAGGGCCGCAAGGTCTACGACCCCCGCAGCCTCACCACCGCCTGGACCGACAACTGGGCGCTCTGCCTGGCCGACTACCTCATGGCCGACTACGGCCTGCGGGCCACCAGCGCCGAAGTGGACATGACCGGCCATCTCATCACCCAGGCCAACCTGTGCGACGAAAGCGTCAACATCCCCGGCGGCGGCACCCAGGCGCGCTACACCTGCAACGGCGCCGTGGACCTGGGAAACACCCTGGTGACCAACTTGCGGGGCCTGCTCACCGGCGCGGTGGGAAATCTGGTCTACACCCAGGGCCAGTATCGCCTCTACGCGGCGGCCTACGACACGCCCACCATCAGCCTCGACGAAAACGACCTGCGCGGCGACATGAGCCTCCAGGCCCGGCCGTCGCGGCAGTCCCTGTTCAACGGCGTGCGCGGCACCTTCGTGAGCCCGGACAACTTCTGGCAGCCCAGCGACTTCCCCCAGGTGACAAACGCCACCTACGAGACCCAGGACGGCGGCGAGCAACTGCTGAAGGACATCGAGCTGCCCTACACCATTGACGGCTTTGCCGCCCAGCGGCTGGCCAAGATCATCCTGGAGCGGGGCCGGCAGGGCATCACGGCGACCCTGCCGTGCAAGCTCACCGCCTTCCGCCTTGCCGCCTGGGACAATTTCAGTCTGACCATCGACCACCTGGGCTGGTCCGCCAAGACCTTCCGCGTTACCCGCTGGGTGATGCAGCCCACCGGCGGCGTAGACCTGGAAATCCAGGAGGAAGCCAGCGCCAGCTATTCATGGAGTTCCAGCGACGCCACCGTGGTGGACGCCGCGCCGGATACCACGTTGCCGAGTTTGCTCAACCTGGCCGCGCCCACCAGTCTGGCCGCCGCCAGCGGCGCAACCCACCAGCTCGTCCAGGCCGATGGCCTCACCTTGTGCCGGATTTATGTGTCCTGGACGGCGGCTGCGGACGCCCGGGTGGTGAGCTACGAACTCCAGCACAAGCTCACCACGGACAGTGCCTACCAGTCCGCCGTGGTGCCTTCGGCCGTAGTCACCGCTTACCTCGCGCCGGTTAAGAGCGGCAGCAGCTACCACGTTCGGGTGCGAAGCCTGACCGCAGGCGGTGTGCCAAGCGCCTGGGCCGGGCCCGTCACCATCTCCGCCAGCAGCGATGCCAGCACCGTGAGCGCGAGCGTTGATTATGCGGACGTGACCGGCACCAAGCCGCCGGCCAATGCCGACAACACCACCAGCGCCATCAACACCGGCGCCACGGTGACGAGCGGCGGCATCACCTTCAGCGCCGGCGGGGCGATCAAGGGCGGCCAGAGCGACTACAACACCGGGACGGGGTGGTTCCTTGGGTATTCTGGCGGAGCGTACAAGTTCAGCATCGGAAATCCGGCCGGGAATCGGCTGACTTGGGATGGTTCTACATTATCAATAAGCGGTAGATTAATTAATTTAACACCTTACACAAGTGGAAATAATGTAATAACTGAGTATGTTGGTAATTTACAGCAAACAAATATCTCTAGCTATACTGCATATTTAACAGCAGCCGGGACTGCGGCTTCATGGAAGGCCACAAAGGAAGGAACAGTAACGGTATCTGCAAGAATTTACATAACGTCAGGAACATGGTCTGTACGTGTATTGAAAAATGGGTCTGTCTACACAACTATGACTGGGTCGAACACGTCTTATGCATGGCGTTCAACAGATGTCGCTATATCTGAAAATGACATAATTTCATTTGAATACAAGACAGATGGAGGAGGTGGTATCGCTTCAATACGAGGCGTAAAAATTTCTACTGGCATTGCAATAGATACAAACCAAATATATTCGGCATAAAACCATGGCCCCTATATTGCTATTAGTTTTATTAGTTCAATCTCAAAATAATATAGAAATAAGAATTGAACAGATTAATTTTAGAACAATTGAATCATGTGAATTAGCGGCACGTCAACTCGAACGCGAACTTTCAATTTACAACGCAAAAGCAATTTGTATTAACAGAAATAATTGAAAGGAAAGCCATGCCTGAACGCATCGAACAGCACATCGGCACCATCCTGCAAGTGATGGTCATCGCCCTGCTGGGTTGGAGTCTGTCCACCACTGTTTCCCTGCGGGCGGACGTGGACGTACTCCAGACCCAGGTCTCCATGCTCAACAACACCATCCAGCAGGGCGTCGCGGATCGCGTCGCGGTGGCCGCCATCCGCGCCGACGTGAGCAACTTTGAGCGCCGCCTGTCCTTGTGCGAGGCCCATAAATGAGCCGCTACATCTCCCGCCTGATCATCCATTGCGCCGCCAGCCCCAACGGCCGCAGGCTGTCCACCACCGGGCTGTCCGCCACCCAGATCATCGACGAATGGCACCGGGAGCGCGGCTTCAAGCGCGATTGGAAACGCCGGGCCGAGTGGAACCCGGGTTTGGGGCATATCGGCTATCACTGGGTCATCGACACCGACGGCTGCATCCATAGCGGCCGGGCCATGGACGAAGTCGGCGCCCATGCTGTGGGCCACAACACCGATTCCATCGGTGTCTGTCTGGTCGGCACCGACGCCTTCACCCCCGCCCAATGGGTCGCCCTGCGGGGCCTGGTGGAGCGCATCCGCCAGGAGTGGCCCATCGTCCACGTCCTCGGCCACCGGGATCTGCCGGACGTGAAAAAAACCTGCCCGGGGTTCGATGTCTACGCCTGGGACGCCGGCAGCCGCGAGCCGGTGCATGGGCACATCTGCCAGGAGGTCGGACAATGAAACTGCTGCCCACCATCCGCGACAGCCGGGGCCGCGAATCGCATACCCTGCTGTTTGTCGCCCTGGCCGCGCTGGTGCTGGTCTACAAGTTCGCCGTGGCCGGCACCACCATCTTCGGCATCACCTGGCCGGCCATGTCCGCCAGCGAGTTCGGCCTTGCATTCGCCGGCATCCTCGCCGTGTGGCTGGGCCGCGAGTGGCAGGAGAAAAAGCCATGATCACCGCCTCGGACCTCATCCCCCCCGCCTGGAAGTGGGGCGCCGCCGCCGTCTTCACCCTGGGACTGCTGGCCCTGTTCGCGTGGCAGCGCCTGGCTATCCAGGCCGCCCAGGAAGCCCTCGAAACCGAAAAAAGCGCCCACGGAAAATGCGCCTACACCCTGGGCGTCCAGTCCCTCCAGGTCCGCGCCTGGAAGGCCCGCGCGGACGAACTCGCCACCGCCTACGAAGCCGCCCGCCAGGGCGCCGCCCAGGCCCGCGCCCGGGCCGAGGACAAAGCCCGCGCCCTCTACGCCCTCAACCTGCCACAGGACGAATGCCATGCCCTCGCCACGCTGGTCGATACCGCTCGCGGCCCTGCTCACAGCCTGCGCCTCCCCATCGCCCCCGAGTGACCCGGCCCCGGTGCCCATCCCGGTGCGGCCCCAGGTCCAGGCCCCCACCGCCCCCATCCCTTGCCGTCCCCGCGACGAGTCGCGGCAAGAATGGCTCCGCTGCCGCCTGGCGGACTGCGCCGCGCGGGATGGGTACATCGCGGAACTGGAGGCGGCGATCAAAGGGATGATCGAGGCGCCGTAAGTGGTGCCGGCGAGAGGAGTCGAACCCCCGACCTTCGCATTACGAATGCGCTGCTCTACCAACTGAGCTACGCCGGCAATTAGGAACAGATTTAGGAACAATCGCCCTGGAGGCTGTGCCGATACTAGAGATTGTACTGATTACGAATCCTTATATTATTGCTTTGGATTCAATATATTAGGTTGGTTTCTGTTCCTAATTGAGCAGCCCTGAAAACCGCAATTCTACTTCATCCAGTTTTGGATTAGGAACGGCCGGCAGGCCGCACTTTGTCGCCGCGTCGCCGCCGATAAATCTCGGCGGTGGTACTCTCGCTGGCGTGACCTAGGAGCTGCTGCGCCTCGCGCACGTCGTCCAGGTCGGTTGCCGCCTTCGGGCGCAGGTCGCGGAATTGCCAGGTGGCTCCGGCCGTCGCGCGCGCGTCGTCAAAGCGATTGCGCAGCATGGCGTAGGTTAGGGCCTGGCCGGCGTCGGTCTGCACCAGATAGGGGCCTGTAGCCGAGCGTGCGCGGGTAAGGCAACGCTCCACCACAATCGCCAGTTCGCCCTCCAGGGCGATGCCTACCCGCTTGCCGGTCTTACCCTGGCGAACCCATAGGTGCCCGCCCTGGATGTGGTCGCGCCGCATTCGTAGGATGTCGCCCTCGCGCTGGCCGGTGAGCCTGGCCAGGTCAAGGGCGTCCTGGAGTTCCGGCGGGGCGGCGTCCCAGATGGCGCGGAAGTCGGCATCCGTGACGTACACCTCGCGGGCGCGCTCACGGTGGCGCTTTACGCCGAGGGTGGGGTTTTGCGCGTCCAGGTGGCCCCGTTCGCGTGCCCAATTCCAGACGGCAGACAGCAGGGCTATCTCCCGGTTGGCCGCCACGGGCGCGCTGCGCCGGTCGAGGTACTGGCGCACGTGCAGCGGCTTGATCTGCTCTGGCCGGGCCTGGCCGAAAGCCACATCGAGGCGATCGAGCTGGGCCTGGTACTCGCGCTGCGTCTTGATCGCCTTGCCGGCCATGCCGTGCTTGCGGTACTCGGCGAGTACGCGCGTCAACGTGTTGGCGCTGCGCAGATCGCCTCCGGCCTCCAGCTCGGCCCACTTGCGCAGGGCCTCGGCCTTGTCGCGGCCAAGGGGTATCTTGCCGCCTGAACGGGCGGTGTAGAAGAAGCGCAACCCGCTGGCCGACGGGCGTGCCGTCATGCGCGGGGGCAGGTCTTTGTACAGGGATTTTGGGCGGCCCATATCAGGCGATTTTGCCAAGCTCGAAGCCTCCATCGTTCTCTGGCCTTGCGCTGCCGTCAATAGCAGACCTGGGCACCACGGGGCGTCCGGCGCGATTGATCCAGTGTCGCACCCCGTTCCGAACCAGCCATCGAACCTGATAGGCAGGTATCTTGTATCCGGTGAGTTCGGCGAGTTCTGCGGGGGTGAGGAACATCAGAACAAGCTCATCTGGCCACGCACATCGATGCGGCGGTAGTACAGCGGGCAGCAGGTCCAGCGCGGTGTGGCGTGCTCCCATTCGTCTTTCCAGACGCCATCGGCCACCGGCTTGAGCCCGTTCAGATAGTGGATGCCATGGCCGCCGCCGTCATCCATCGGCTGGAGGTCCTGGCCCAGCCCCCAGCGCTTGCACCACCATTGCTCCTCGCCTTCCTGGTCACGGGGAAGGATGCGGATCACCTCGTAGCAGTATTGGTATCGGCCGACGGGGCGGATGAAGGTGCCTGGGTGGATGCTCATGCGGCGATCCGGTCGAGCGGGCTTGCGACGCCTCGGGCGCCTCGATTGAGGACGTGGGTGTAGATCATGGTGGTCTTCACATCCGAGTGGCCAAGCAGTTCCTGGACGGTGCGGATGTCGCTACCCATCTCTAACAGATGGGTAGCGAAGCTGTGGCGCAGGGTGTGGGGGTGCACCGGTTTGGAAATGCCAGCGGACTGTGATGCGGCGCGGACCGCGCGCTGGATGTTGCGCTCTCCCCAGTGGTGGCGACGTTTTGCGCCGCTGCGCGGGTCGATGCTGTAACTCTGGGCGGCGAACAGGTATTGCCAGGCCCATTCCTGGGGCGCGCGCGGGTATTTTCGTCGCAGGGCGTCGGGCAGTTCCACATCGGCCATTCCAGCGGCCAGGTCAATATCGTGCCAGCGCCGACGTGCGAGGAGATGATCACGCAGTGCGGGCACGATGCTGGCTGGGAGCATGGTGATGCGGTCCTTTCCGCCCTTGCCGTCCCGCACGGTGATGGTGCCGGCCTGGATGTCCAGATCCTTGATACGCAGGCGCAGTGCTTCCAGCAAACGCATGCCGGTGCCGTAGAGCAGGCGGATAACGAGTCCGTTTGTGTCGGCGGGCAGATGGCGCAGCAGGCGGGCGGTTTCTTCCTGGGTGAGTACCGTGGGGAGGTGCTGGGATTTTTTGGCTCGGGTGATGCCGTCAAGCCATGGAAGGTCACGGTCCAGGACTTCTCGATATAGGAACAGCATGGCGGCCAGGGCCTGGTTCTGAGTGCTTGCTGAGACGCCGCGATCCGTGGCCAGCGCGGAAAGAAAAGCCTCGATTTCCGTCGCGCCCATGTCGATGGGGTGCCGCTTGCCGTGGAACAGGATAAAGCGCTTAATCCAGTGGCAATAGGCTTCCTCGGTGCGCAGGCTGTAATGGCGGGTGCGGATGGCCGCGCGTACCTGGTCGAGCAGCCTTGGCTGTTGAACGACAGCGGATGGTGTCGCGTTTCTCTCGATGGTTTCAGGCATGGCGCGGGGTTCCTGGTGGTGTCGGCGCGTTAGGCGTCAGTTGGTGTCGTCGAATTTGAGTTAGCCGGCTTGGGCTGTGCCGTCACCGGTCGAATCTCTTTCTCAGCGTCAGTCTTGCAGCACTTGTGCACCTTCTGCCGGTGGCCGAGTTGATCCGTCACCACTGTGTAAAACGGAAGTTGCAGTTTCTTCCCGCACCACCAGCAAAAAGGCTGCATGGCTACTTCACCACTTCCTGCACGCTGATTTCGCGACCGTCATAGACGTAGCGCTCGGCGGTCTCGCCGTTTTGCAAGGCAAACTCTTCGGTCGTGCTGCCGTTGTCGGTCAGCTTCACGCGCACTTCCTTTTCAGGCGAGAGGTGGGCTGCAATAGTTACGGTGGTCGTCATCTGTATTTCTCCAGTTTTGCCGGTCTTCGTAGCGGGTAGCCGGCTAACCCGTCATTCCACCGGACGGGCAAAAAGCCGCCCGCCTGTGAATTCATGCGTTGGGCGTCGTCAGTTGCGCCGCTACCTTGTCGGCCACCTGATCCGGCGTGTCCCCGTTCCACGATGTCGGGAGGATGTTTTCTACCGGCTCCACGTAGATGCTGTACCCGCCGTCTTCGGTCTGCGTCAGTTCCACATCGCCGAGGATCATCAGCGTTTCAATCGCATCCCACCGCGCCGCCTTGGCGCGCAGCGCCTCAATCTCGTCGGCCGCTTCTTCGAGGTAATGCTTCTGCTGTCCGCCACCGCGCGCAGCTTGT